TGCCCTGTATGGCTCCCTAAATTGGCAGCATGAAGATGCATTCGACCTTCTTCATGTTAAAAACTGGCAAGATATGTATCTTGGTAAGCAAAAGGAGTACACCGTTTCAGATATGAAACGTCTGAACTTCAACTACGCTGCACCGTTAGACATGATGAACATCAGCCTGAACTACGATGATGCATGGTTGCATGGTGGTAATTCTGATATCTTCATGGAGAACTGCAAGCAGGCTCTGATGACCGGTGAACCGGGATTCTCATTTAACTTTGGTTCTCAACAAAATGAAACACTTAGGAACGCCTGTACAGAAATTACATCAGAAAATGACAGTGACGTATGCAATTTAGGCAGTGTAAACCTAGCCAACATCGAAAGCATTGAAGAGTTCAAGAGTGTAGTACACTTGGCCTCTAAGTTTCTCGTCTGCGGATTAATCAGAGCGCACCTACCTTATAAGAAGGTGGAGATGGTGCGTCAGCAGAACAGCAGGCTTGGGTTGGGTCTTATGGGTATGCATGAGTGGCTATTAAAGCGCGGATCAAAGTATGAGTTCACTGATGAACTTAAACAATGGATGAGGGTTTATGAGCAAGAAAGTACAAAATCAGCAAATGAACACTGTGACAGACTGTTCCTCAATAGACCTAAAGGATACAGGGCAATTGCCCCGACAGGTACAATTTCGATCCTAGCGGGAACCACTTCGGGGGTGGAACCGATTTATGCTGTGGCGTATCGCAGAAGATATCTTACGGACGGAACCAGATGGAAATATCAGTTTGTTGTTGATGGCACAGCGGAATCCCTGATCAATGATGGCATTAATCCTGACGATATAGAATCTGCTGTTGATCTAGCCGCTGACATGGAGCGAAGGGTTAAGTTCCAGTTTGAATTACAGAAGTATGTAGATCATGCGATCAGTTCAACAATCAACCTTCCCGCATGGGGTAAGAGTCAAGATCGTGTGGATGAATTCGCAAAGATAGTGCGTAAGTACGCTCATGGACTGAGGGGTCTGACCCTGTACCCTGATGGTAGTAGGGGTGGTCAGCCTATAACCTCAGTTCCTTATGAGGAGGCGCACAGTAAGCGTGGTGTGGTGTTTGAAGACAACAGTGAAGAACAATGTTTATCGGGAGTGTGCGGAATATGAGCAATGTATTAGAAGATAACCCAAACGGTTTTAATAGAGAAGGGGTTCCCAAAGACATATTTGATTTAGATAAGGGGCAACAGGCTTTAATGTATGCCGCAAGTCTGGATGGAGGCAAGGTCTGTGATGGATGGGATGACATGGGTACGTGCGCCGTTGCATTCCTAAATTCGTGTAACCGGAATCTTACATTAGCCATTAAAGTTATTAAAGAAGCCGACAAACAGACCAGATACAGCCGAAGCCGATTGTCATCGCGCCGAAAACCATGAAACCAACATACTACACAGCCATGAAGATCACTCCGATTCAATACATACTGGCTAACGATATGGACTTCTGTAGTGGGAATATAATAAAGTATGTAAGCAGATGGAAAAAAAAGGGAACTCCGGTAGAGGATTTGTATAAAATCATTGAGTATACTAATATTTTACTGGAGGAATACAATGAAATTTTACGAGAGAAGGGTATGAAATGAAAATTCTAATTACGTTGTTGCTGGTTGGTATGCTAATGGGATGTTCTTATGCTACTAGGTTACAGGTTGGTGAATATGGTGCTTCTCATATAGCATCTGTCACTAAGCATGATGATAAAAATTAGCAGAATAGAGGAGCCAAACTGGACTGGTGCTGTAGAAATGAGAATAGTAATTGAAGAGGGTGACGTTTCTATACTGGCGGCGGAAACTGTCAAAGATACTTTGGGCAAACTTGTGGCTGATATAAAGGCAAAGCAAGAACTGGCAGGGCCGGACGCTCCCATTTTATGACACTTGAAAAGAATCCAAGGGTGGAGAGCCGGAAATATCTGGATTGGGTGGCAACCCTTCCTTGTGCTGACTGTAAGATAGAGAATGATACAATAGTGGCTCACCACTTAAAAGGCAGGTTTGCACCATTTTCTGGTGGCACCGGATTTAAGGCTAGTGATTACTTTGTGATGCCGTTATGTTATGAGCATCATACTGATATACACAATGGAGATGTAGAGTTGTTAAACTGGCAACCCTATTTTATTATGCAAACGCTTGACAGAGCGTTTAAGGACGGGTTAATATTATTTAATGATAAGCGAAAAGGAAATTGAAGATGCATTACAGAAAATTGAGGAGACAGCTCCTCAGTACGCTACTGCGAAAGCGTTATCGTTTCAAGCGCAGGAGTGGAAGAAAACTCAACGTTCCCTACTATACTCTCAAGCGGTCGGTAGGACTGTGGCGGATAAGGAGCATTGGGTTGCGGTGCAGTCGGCTGTTGCCGTTGCAAATGAGGGTATCGCTGCTGCGATATCTAATGAAGAGAAGTTACGTTGGGAATTGAAGCAGGCTGAACTCAAGATTGAAATCTGGAGAACTCAGCAGGCTTCTGCTCGACTAGAAAGAATGGTATGACATCCTGTCTACCTAAACATTCCAAAAACGTGAGGAACGTATAATGGACATGAAACCTGACACGATAGTGTTATTTGAAAACGAGAAGGATGGGAATACTAAACGCCCTGACTTAACCGGAACGGCTCTCTGGAACGGAGAGGAAATCAAAGTTGCCCTTTGGGAGAATGTCTCCAAGGGTGGCAAGAAGTATCTCTCGGGCCAGCTGCAACGGCCTTACAACGGTGCTGCTTCCAGCGGTGATGTCAATCGAAGTGTTGAAGGCGACAACATTCCGTTTTGAAAATTGAGTACCATGATGGGGAGGTCATCGAGCTTGGGTTTGATGACCGACTCCATTCCTACAGGATAGAGGATGAGCTGATTACATCCGTCACTCAAACGATGGATGTGATCTCCAAACCCGGCTTAATTCCTTGGGCATTAAAAGAAGGAGTCGAATGGCTTTCGAGCCATTTGTTCTATGACTCTGAACGTGATAACTACCACACAAAAAGTGTGGGAATTGATTTTATCACCAAGGGAATTAAGGGGGCATACCGGAATACTTCAACCTCAGCCATCAATATCGGCACTGTCACCCATGCGTGGGTAGAAGGCGCTATAAGGTGGAAACTTGAGGGGGGCGACCCACCCCCTATGCCTCAGCAGAAAGAGGCTCAGAAGGCAATAGAGGCGTTCAGGTCATGGGTTTCGGAGAATGATGTGGAGTGGCACTCCGCAGAGCAAAAAGTCTACCATAGAACCCATAAATATGCCGGTACGGTGGACGCTGTGGCGACCATCAATGGGGAGTATTCTGTGATAGATTGGAAGACTTCCAAGGCTGTATATCCTGAGTATTATCTACAGGTGGCGGCCTATGCCAAAGCCTTAGAAGATATGGAGGGTAGGCCAGTGGACTCCGCATACATCTTGCGGTGCGACAAGAAGACTGGTAAATTTCAGTGTGTCCAGTCGGAGAATTTCGAATTAGACTTTGATGCATTCCTAGCATCCCAAAGGTTGCGCCGAAGACTCAAAGTTCTTAGTAAGAAACGGAAGTGAAGATCAATTGGTATCGCGGTGGATCATTCAATCATGGATACCTTGACGACGGAATACACAGATGCGAAAGATTCAAGGGTACGGATGGCTCTTTGTGGTTTCTCCTGTCTTCAGACAAGAAGACTTATCTCTGCTGCAAAGGGCCGTTCGACTCTCCCGAAGAAAGGGATCAAGCAATCATCAATGAGGTGAAAAGGCGTGAACGAAACTAAGAGGTGTACCGGACATAAGGGACATTGGGAGTGTGCTGATAAATACCCGGATCACATGGTTCCAGTTGGTGAGTTTGGAACATCCAGTCGTGATGGACTTCAACCAATGTGTCGTCAGTGTATGCGTTGCCGCATGAAGCCCCACAATGCCAGAATATCTGCCGCTGAAAAATTGGTTGGCTCGCGGGAGACATTTAGGTCTATGACTAAGGCAGAGCATGACGAGATTTATGCCCTACTAGATAGAAATGTAGTAGAAATAAAACCTAAGTTAAAATCTGAATTCGGACAATCAACGCCAATGACTAAGCGAGAAATTTCCAATGTTGTGGGCGAGTCGGTACGGGAAGGCTGGGTATACGTTGTTCGAAATCCAGATGTTCCATCCGTAATCAAAATCGGTAAGACCTTTCCCAACGGAATCCCCGACATTATGTCGAGTGCTAGAAGATTTGGTAGGTCTGAGTTGGTGGATAAGTTCTGGTTTGAAGAAGCGTACAGGGCAGAGCAATCGATACACACCCTGTTAAACCATTGTAATCTCAGGACGTTAGGCCATACAGACTGCGGTAAGGAACTATTCAAATGCACAATAGAAGAGGCTATAGATGCAATCACTAAAGTTCAATCAGAAAATGATAGGCCAAGCATCGCAGTGGGCGAGTGATCTTGGGGGAATTAAGAATTCGATTACAAAAGGGAGGGGTAACCACGCGGGCAGGCTGGGGGAATTAGCACTGGCGAAACATCTTGGCGTAGAGTTATTAGATCATAAGGACTATGACCTGATTTATGAGGGGCAAAAGATTGAGGTTAAAACTAAGCGTCGCGCTGTCCAACCACAACCCAATTACACTGTCAACATAGCAGCGACATCCCGACACCAAAAGCCGGACATATATGCTTTTCTAAGCATGGAGTATTCGGATAGGGATAGCGGTGGGAATTATAGTGATCTGCTACACATCTGGCTTTGCGGTTATAAAAACGCTGAACAATTTTTTGAAGAGTCTTCATTCTGGCCGAAGGGTCACCCAGACCCACCGGCATTTACAACGCATAGAGATATGTATGTTATGAAGATCAAAGATTTAGATGAGAGATTACAGTAATTGGAGGGAGAAGTGGGAAGCTGATCAGGAACACCGCAGGCTGTGCTTCGCAAGATACTGTTGGGTAAGGCGCGGACGAGTAGCCCCATCCGGTCTATTTTGGGAGGAGGCGTTTGAGAAGAGGGAAGGAATTAGTCTATCGAAGTATGCAGCGGAACGCATGAAAGAACGCAGCCAGAGGGAAAAGCAAGAATCCCGTAGTAAGTCATAGCACCCTCATGCTCGCCCAATGAGTCATGCCGGTCAAGAGTGGTGGCGATCTTCACAGTGTCATCATCTTGCGACACCAACCAGCCAACCGACTCCATCACCGGGCACTCTACTTTATCTGCGGTAGTCCAGTCAGAATACTGTATAATATCCCGCCATTTTACCCTTACTAGCGTTTCTTCTTCACCTTCTGTAACGGCCCCGGTATGATCCACCCGATCACCATTGGAAGTAACAGAACTAAGCCTAACAGCCATCCGCCCATACCCACCAATTTACCAAGTAATGTAAAGAAATTATCCGGCGCTTGATTGACCACAGTATCGGCAGTAACCGCAATGGGTTCACCCTTAATCGGCTCCGGCGCACTCACCGCAGAGACAGTTACAGCCGTTGCTCCCCCGGCTAGTGCTGGTACAATCGCACCCCCCGTCAAGGCACTCGTTGCACCAACAACTGCGGTAGTCGCTGCCCCTGTCATCAGACTGCTCTTTAATTTCGGCAAACTGCATCCTGCGATACTCAGTGAGAAAAGGACTAGCCAAAGAGATACATAACTACGATTAATATTACGACTGCCCATAAAGGTTTCTCCCTAATTTCTGCCCATAGTTTTTTGATTATGTCCATATTGTCTCCATTATAGTGTGAATGATGAACCGCAACCACAGGAAGATGCTCCCGTAGGTGGGGTGAAATGGAAGGATGGTTTGAATGGGTCATCGTTCCAATCCATAACTGCATCTCCAAGTAAGTTAAGGGAATTGGCATCAGAGTAGATAGTTTCTGAGCCAGAGATAAGGGTCGCATCCGTTGGTAGCTCTCCAGTGGGCGATAGCTTGATTCTGTAGCCTGAACATCCGCCACCTTCCAGATAGATTCCTAAGAACCCTTCCCCATTTATTACTTGGTCTACCTTGTTTTGTGCAGCCTCTGTAATAATCATTGGTCACAGCATACCCATTTCTAGTTTAGTGTGCATTGGTATCATCTCTTGAGTCCACTGCGGATCGAAAGTCATTTCTACCTCTACAGAATCTACACCAGAAACCCTGCAAGCATCTCTAACTTGATTGTATAGGGTATCGCCAACAGGGCAGAATGGTGAGGTTAGTGTCATAAGAACCTTGCAAGATTTACTATCCAGAGAAAGAGCATAGATTAAACCAAGGTCATACACGTTGGTAAATATTTCTGGGTCATACACCTTGCGAATATTAGATACGATCTCATCCATCGTAGAACTCTCGCCCTCTACGTATTCGTCAACGTGTGGCATTAGTCAAGTATCTTACGCACTACTTCGCGTCCCTCCCAGTTATTTTCTACTGCAACCTCATGCTTCTCGCAAGCGTAACGGGTATTGGTGTCAGCATTATCCTTCCATCCATTTCGAGAAAGTGTCCGTTTCATAGCTAAACATCCCGGCACACCCATCTCTACCCATTCACCTTTCTCATTCTCTTGGTGACCCATGAACTCAATGAGGCTTCCATTAAGGAATAACATAAGCACAAACATAGTTTTAATAATCATTGTTAGTTTCCATTGTGTGCCTTTAAGTTAGCTACGTTATCTTTTAATGTTTCAACTTTTCCCTCAAGAGTTTCGATTCTCTGTTTGTAGAAGTCCAATGTAAGTGCTTGCTGCTGATCGAATGGAGCTTTACCTGTTTCAATGTTGTGCAGAAGTTTGTCGAACTCCCCGCTGAGGTGCTCGATCAACATAAACTGCTCTGCATCAGCAGGGAGTGAGCCTAGGTCACCTCTAGGCCACTTGATCCTGAACTCCGTGTTCTTTACTAGGTCAGAGTTGACAAGGATCATCTCTGTTTCGATTCGATTAAGCCTTTCAATGATACCAAAGTAAGCCCATACTCCAACAGCAACAGAAGCAACCAAAGAGATCAGGTTGCGAATAGGCATAGCGAATTTAGTTCTATCGCTTACATCAATCGCATCGCTCATTAGTAATCGCCGTAGCCATAACCCTTACTGCTTTGCTGCATAGGCCCAGCCGATCCTTGATTACGAAGTATGTCAAATAATCTACTATGCTGATTTGCTATATCAGAATTAGCTTCCCTAATTCTTTTGAGTTCATCACTGATCTGTTCAGTTTGAAACTTCATTACATCCAGACCCTTAATCGCTTCTTCCAGTGCAGGTATTGATGTACCTTGAACTCCAGCCAACCTTTCCACTTCCGAAGATATGGACGAAGCCCACCAGATAGCCCCACTTGTCTGAGCAACCAGAAATAATATTGCACTAAAGAATTTAGCATCTATTTTCATCGTGTAGATAGTTTCTCATTGAGATATTTAATTTTATCTGAGACTGTACCAGTTAAAATCCAAGGACATAAGCCATGCACTATAGAAACAATTGAAAGAAAGAGTAATACAAGACTAAGTTGTACAGTAAAAAATAGATGATTTCCATAAGTTTCCTTAACTAGTTCTAAGTGTTTGCATTTCATTATTTTATCCACTGAGCCATTTTGTAACCATTGATGCAGTTGCTCCGCTGATTCCTACAATGCCTAACACTACACCAATGCCAATACCTTTGGTGCGCTCTAATTGTTTTTCTAAAGAGTTCAAGCGTAATGTATTTTCACGCAAAGATGCTTCCATTGCATCAACCTTTTGGCAGAGTCTACCTATCTCAAAGCGATCAATGTCTACAGTATCATTCATATCTCTATTTCCTTTTCATCTTTGGTGGTAATGACTTCCCATTCAGTACCACCACCCATAGCACAGACTACTTGTTCTCCTGTCTCTATATTATGGTGAAAATGAATATATGACCATGATGGTTTTTTTGGGTTTACTGTAATAGTAGCAAACGTAGTTCCATTAGGATTGTTTATTACACCCTTTCCTACTGGATACTCTTCCAGTATCTCTTTATGGTATTTGATTGCCTCTTCCCAACTGTCCCAGCATATAGATGATATTGGAACTTCGTGTGGAAACATTCTTGAGGAGGCAACCAGAGGTAACAACAGTAACAACACTAATAGTTTTTTCACAATCCAAATCTTTCCTTATATTCTGTACCTTCTTCCTGACCCGTAGCCTGCTGGATAATGGATAGAACGTGCTTTACCAATTCTGGGTTCCTTGCAACTCTTGAGCTACCCAGAAGATTACTGAGTACAGTCAGTTCATACGCGGTACTTGCGCCTTCATACCTAGCTTTAGCACCTTTCTCACGCTGGTATATTCTAGCACCAATCGCTGCGCGAATCAAGCGAGCAGCGGGAGAAATATCATTAGTTGTTCGCTGCGCTCCAGCCCATGACTTTCGGCCTGTTTCCTCATCACCAAAAATACCAAAGGGGTTGGCGCGATCTATCTCTCCAAGAAGAACAATAGCCTGAAACAAATGCTTTTGTCTTGGTGTCATTTTGATACCAAGAAAAGATTCAGAGCCTTCTTTACCAATAGGAGAAACTAGGCCAAAAAACTTACCCTCACCCCAATCCTTTCCATGAGTCTCTCCAAGTTGCTTCATAAAGTCAATTGGACGCTCTCTAAATGTGTCATAGTTCGCAAAAATTTCTAATGGAACCTTAAACAGAGGAGTACCCATCTGCCCTACGAAATTAGCAAAAGATTCTGGGTTGGTGAATATCTTATTCAGTTCTGCGGTAGGTAGATAACTCAATGCGGTGATGAATGTATGAGTATCTTCTGCCTCTTTCCCACTAAGCATAATTGGGAACTGGTCAATCGCCCACTGCTCTATGTCATCATCATTTACCTTCGGCACATCCCTCTGTATACCGCCTACGATGATGTTTAATTTGTTTGCGCGATCAGGGTGTTGGAGTACAGCGTGGAGTTGCGCGGGGATATTCTTTCTCGTCCAAGTATAGAACGGAAAGATTCTCTTCATATACCGCTGCTCAAAGGGAGACAGGTCAGCGTAATCAAACAGCGCCTTACGCACCATCTGAGCAGCATCTTCTATTGTGTCACCCTTGGCTAACCGGTCAATGAACAGGGCTATTCTGGCATTATTCTCTACTGTCTTACCGGCTGCAAAGGCTTTATTGATCCCCTTCCATTCGGTGGCACCGGGGATATTAGACGCGGCTCTAGCAGCCTGCTCGACATCAGTTCCGTACAGGCCAGCCTCATATATACCACTGTTCACTGCGGCTTCCCAGATTTCCTCTCTAGTCATGCCTGTGCCGGGTACTTTGAATGTTGGGTCTACAGCCTTACCTGTAAGCCTGCCTGCCAGCCTGTCAATTTCACTGACGACATCACCCTTCTTGAACTGCATAGCCTTCTGTATGGCAGCAGCCTGACCGTAACGAGCGGGGTTAGTCAACCCACCAATAAACCAGTTGTTCCAGAAGTTGCTGAATGCATTCCGTGAATGCCATGCCGGTCTTAATGCTAGAGCATATTTCTTCCACCATCTCTGCACTTCATCGAACGCCTTGAGCGGTACATTGAGGCGCTTCGGATCACGAACCACCCACAACTGCTTATCCAATATTCTCTTAGCTTCTGCTGGAATAGCATGACCGTCGATCTTTATAAAGTCAGCAGGAAGGGGATTACCGGCCTCATCAAACAGGGTCTTCCTTCTTCCTACCGGATGAACATATCCCTCTGGGGCTTTACCAAGTTTGGTTCCAAGTTCACTGGTAAGTCTATCAAGCATACGATTGGAGAACAGAGCTTGACGACTCCACTTCTGTCTTAATGTACGGAGAACTAAGGGGTCATCCATAAATACTGTACGACCTCTTGCATTATTTATATCTCGTACAGTTCCGGGTACACCCCTCCCTATAGCATAAGGGAGGGCTTGGCTAAACCATGAACTAACTTTCTCACTTAGGGTTGCGCCTTTCCCAAGAACATGAGGATAAAACCCACCAATACCCAACTCAGCGGCTCGCTCTGCTTCACCACTCTCTTTCGTTATCCGCATGATGTCTTCTACTGCCAAACCCGCAGCCTGTTCTTCGGCTAAGATGTCTGACATGACCTTACGCTCACCTTCAGCAAACCCTACAGCCTCATCAGATATTCTTCCAAGTTCACTATCTGGAGCGATATATTTATCCCCACGCGCCCTAGCCTCATCAACCTGAGAAGGAAGTGAGCCTGTCTCTATATCCTGAAGGAGTGCGGATTTTAATTCTGGTACTGAGACACCAGCTCTTGCCGCGATTGCTGCAAGTTCCTCATTGAGAAGAACCTCTTCCCTGTCGGACAGGATGTTAGAACCTCTCTTCTGCCGCCTGAGATCATCCATAATTCTCTTGGCTTTACCAGCATCCCCAACATAGACATTGAATGCTTCTAGTACAGTTCGGACAGGGGCAGCGGTAATTCCTGCCTGCACCGGTCTTGTCGCTGCTATCATTTCAGCAGCGCCCCTTATTAATTTATACGGTACGCTGATAACGGCTGCTGGAGTATAAGTAAGGGGGTCACCAGCGACGTTAGCCGCGATGTCACCGACTACACTTGCCACCTTTCCAGTAGTTCCGGTTTCCGCTAAGTCAGTTCTGATCTGTTCTGGGAAATAAGATTTAGAACTGGGATCACGCCATCCCTCACCCATGCCTTCCAAAATCCGTTGAACCAT